TAATTCAATATTGGTATAACGTTTTTTTTTTTTCGCCTCACCCCCCCTCCTTAGCACTTCTCTCACTTGAGTGCCAAGCACACCAAATAAAATGTAACCACTTTCTGAAAACATTTTCAACTTGACTTATTACAACTAATATGTATCACTAATGAAAACAAGCTTTCATAGCACAAATAAATAAATATGAATGTAAGTGTTTTCTGAAAACATTTTCATGTTGACTATGTTCCATACTCTTGCTATAATATAAATGTAAATAATAAATAAAGAAAGTTGGTAACAACATGAATTATTACAATATTGAATTATTAGACACTAAAGACCATGTATTTTTTAGTACTGTTTCATTAGCACCCAACATTACAGATGCAATGGAAAAAGCAAAGTTAAAAGCATACAATCAAATTGATAAACACAAAATTGTTATCCGTTATGTAACGGTTAAAGATAATGAACAAGAATTTACATACAGTATGCTTACAAAAAGATTATACAAGTTGTATAAGGAGAAAAAATAATGTCAGACAAAGAAATACTTAAAACAATCCAAAACGATATTAAAAATATTGACAAATGTATTGATATGTGTGATAATTATGAAGCAGTTGACTACCTCATATCTATTCAAAAAAATCTTAGAGAACAAGAAATTAAAATAGTAAAACAAATGGCTATTAAAAAATCCCTAAAGGAAAACAAAAATGAACAAACAAAAATTAATTAATGAAATTGAAAAAGTTAAATTTAAAATACCTAATAATGAATACAAACAAGGTTATAATAATGGTCTTAATAGTGCTATTCTTTGTGTATATGATATGAAAGAACCAATAATTAACAACACAAACACTCCACAACACTATCAAGGAACTATTCAACCTATTGACCTAATCAACGCACAAGACTTAAATTTTAATCTTGGTAACGTTGTCAAATATGTTTGCCGTGCTGGAAAAAAACAAGGTGAAAACATTCTTTCAGACCTTGAAAAAGCAAAAGATTACATCAACTTTGAAATTGAAAGAGTAAAACAATGAACAAACGCCAACGCAAAAAATTAGCTAAAAAGCAAGCTATTAAAACAGGTGCTTACACTCCTCGTAACACCTTCCGCTCTACTATGTCAATTAAAACAACACTATTTGACCCGAACCACCCAAAAAATGAAAAAATGATATATCTAGCTGAAAGAAATTTGAATAGGCTCGCATTCGTTATTACTAAGCCTAATATTGTTAACCTAACAAACCTAACTGAAGACGATGTTAAATATATTCAATCCCCAAAATTTACTCAAACAATATCTAATATTCAAGAATACTTTAATTATGACCGTGCTAGATATAGAGACCCTGAGCGGGTTGACAACATTACACGTCACGTCATGACTAAATACTTTTATCAACGTGATATCGAAAGCACAAGGGCGCTTGATATTGCTATCAAACGACTAACAAAACAACTTGAAAAGATAACTAATAAATACTCAAAAGGTAAAGATAGACGAGCAACTAACAATCCTTTTGTTATTGTTTACTATAACGACTTGGAGCTAAGATAATGAAATACCTAATAACATATCACACAAAACTAGACAACGGCTACATTGATGAACGTCAAATCATTTTAAAAAATAAATATAATGCTAAAAACGTTTATAATAAAATAGCAACCGAAAAACGTACATTAAACATCGAACTGGAGGAACTATGATTACATTTTATAAACTTACAAGCGTGCTTACTGGTGAAGATTACTATTTTAAACCTGAAACCATTGACTATTATAAGTATACAGATACAAGCGTAATGATTATTGCTAAAAATATGCGACTTGAAGTATCAAAATCAGACTTTACAAACATGCTTATTCTAGAAGGGATTGACGAATATTGACAACAACTAACACAACTTACCGTGTATCAATCAATTACAAAGATAAAATTATCTTACTATCAAAACCTTTAGAAACTTGTGACTATTTTAAAGATAAAACGTCATTCATTGACGGTACTTATACTATTTTTAATAGACTCGTTGAAATTCACAAAGACCCTACCCAATACCGTGAAAGCCACTACATAAAAAGCTATAAAATGGCTAAAATACTATATAACAATTTTAAAAAAACTAAAAAAGATTATTTTTTTTACAACACAATTGAAAATTAGCTTGACTTTTAACAAAAACTATTATATAATTAATTCATAAAACGAAAGGAGCCAAACACATGGCATTACAATTTAACACAATCGGTTTTATCAACTTTAACAAAGAGTATAATAAAGTACTCAAATCAGGTGCGATCACAGTATCATTTACATCATCACAAAAAAATAAAGATGGTGAATATGATAAACAATACTTCAATGGTCTAATCCCTGCTAAGCTAGCACAACACGTGAAACCATTCTTAAACAAAGAGCTTGTTAAAATTTCTGGCATTGCTTATCCTGCTCAAAAAGGATACATCAACTTTACAATTTTGGAAGTGGAGCAATATAAAAAAGAAACAAAAACAGATGAAATTAATTTACCATTTTAATAATTAAATGTTGGTAGGGAGCACACCCTACCTTTTTAAATTAGAAAGGAAACACAATGGCAAAAAAGAAAACTTTACCAAAAATACTTAAACAAAAGGCAGTCTCTCTTTTTGCAACTGAAAAAGAAGAATATGCTTACTATTTAAAAGAATATAAAGAAAAATACTTACCCGAAGAATTTAACCAACTTGAATTATTAGACGAGCTTTGTAACGATGACCTTGACCATTACATGAGTATCACGTCTCGTGGTGACGGTAAATCATTTAACTATATTTCTGCTGTTGGTTATCTTTGCTATCAACTTAATATGGGGTGTACTCTCTTAGTACGTCATTTTACTTTACAAGATAAAATGCGTGAACTTGTGGAGGATATTCTACAAACCATTGGCTGGTGCAATTTCTCTACTGACTATCATTATAGGTCTACCTCGGATTATTTAATTATTTCAATCGGTGACAAAGATGTCTTTTTAATTACTGATATCAATAACGCAAGTGACTTAAAACAGTCTTCAGCAGTACTTAAAAACTTTCCAATTATGTTATATGATGAATTTCTAACTCTTCCAGACGATTACTGTAAAAACGAATATGAAAAGATTAGAACTATCTATAAATCAATCGACCGTATTAAGAACCGCCCTTATATCAAAACCCCTAAAATGATATATCTTGCTAACCCAGTAAACTTTGATAGCCCGCTACTTCCATCACTTAAAATCTATAATAAATTACAAACACAAGAAATTAATACAATCAAGCAATATGATAACGTCTTATTAGAGTTAAGGCGTAACGACTCACGTAACGATGGAAAAAACTTGCGTGCCTTTCCTGATAATGATGATGCGGACGTTACTGGTGAATTTCAATTTTCTAATCATAAGTTAGTGAATGAAGACGTGTATTATAACATTTACAATCACGCAAAATCGGTAAAAGTTAAATTAGACAATAAATTAATGTTGCATATCGTTGCAAAAAATGATAATATAGTATTATCAGTTGAGCGAAGTGACAACGATGAACAGTATTGTATCAATTTACATGATGAAACTGAAAAAAGTCAATATTTAAATGACAAATACTATAAACAAAGTTTTATTAAAAAACATGAAAAAGGTATGTTTCTTTACAAGGATAGCTTTTCTAAAACATACATGGAACGGGATACAATGCTTATGCAATTAAATTTGTTTAAGCTTATACCATCAGCAAAACAAGTCACAACTGAAGAAACATACATTAAAATTAAGGAAAATAATTTCCTTAAAGCTCTAGCAAAAAAATATGAATAATAAAGGGGTCTTAATATCATGCACAATCAAAACGAATTACTTGACTTTTTAAAAAAGTTTAAAGGTAAAAAAGTCTCGTTATACGCTGATATTGAGACTTTTACTTGCAACAAAATAGAGGGTATGGAACACCCAACAAAATATCACTCTTTTACGTATTCACTAGCTATTGCTTATTTTAATGATAATGACTTTCCAAAAGTAGCTGTTTTTAATAATTTTTATGATTTCTTTGAAAAAGTTAAAGAAAGAAAAATCAGAAAATCATTATCTTTTGATTTTGTGTTTCACAATGGTGAAAAATTTGACAACCATTTTTTTATTGAAGAGATGCAAAGTTATTATAATTTACCAGTCTACACTGAACACAATAAAAGCGCAAACAACACAGCAAATAAAAATGCTAGAAAAATGTCAACTATTGACACCGAAGAGAAAAAACATGGTCTAGTGTTAGAAAGCAGAGTGAAGTCATCAAATAACGTTAGTGTCAAAGCTTACGTTCATGGTAGACGTGTTGAATTTATTGACTCATTTAAGAAAATGAATACAAGTATAGCTGTTTTAGGTAAAATGCTACTTAATAACAATTTGATAAATGAAGAGTATTTAAAGACTGATTTCGATTATACTTGCTTTGATAAAGATGAAGATATTGATAGGGAAACAGTTAAAACACATATCAAACGTTGTTTTGAAAGTTTGAATGAAAAACAACTTATCTACATTCGTAATGACGTCATTATTTTGGCTTTAGGGGTAAAACACTATAAAACGTTATTTTATGGTTTTGACTTTTCAAAAATGACCTTTACTCAAAATATCAAAGAAGAATATTCGAATTATAATAAACTTGCTGAATTTCAGTTATTAAAAACAGATGGTCGCTTTTCTCACTTAAAATTAAATGATTACCAAATTTGTGGCATGTCAGGTTTTGACTATTTCCGTTCATTCTACAAAGGCGGGTTAAATCTTTATAATGATAATTACATAGGTAAAATAATAAATAAAAACGGGTTTTCAATTGACTTAAATAGCTCTTACCCTACTGTCATGTATAAGGAGAAATTACCCACTTATTTAATAGCCCTAAACGAAAAAAGATCAATTGCAAATTATGATTATAATAACAATGATATCATGTCATTTTTCACAATGACAATAGAAAATGCTAATAAGTATATACTTTCTAAAATAGAAAGTAAAGTTTTAAGGAACGCTATTGTAAAATACTATAATTCAAAAGATGGGCTTGTATACTATAATACCGTACTATTAAGACTACTATCTAAAATCACTAAACATGATTTCAATTCTATCCCAGTTGAAAGCTCAGCAACTTTTAAGTGTGAATATTTTGGAGCGCGTGACGTGATAGCTCGTAACTACTTTATTAAAACGCAAGGGAAAATGAAAAATAAGCTAAATTGTGAGATTGATAACATTGACCCCCTTAACATTGAAATGACTGACGAGCCTAAACCATCTAAGTATAATTTCTCAGACGAAATGGTTCAAGGATCTAAAGTGCTTTTAAATGGTATTTATGGGGTTCCTGCTTTACGTATTCATTTTGATATTTTCAAACGTATTGGCGATGACTTTGAAAATGTAAAAAATGGTTTTACTAACAAAGAAAGAAATATCGTTTTCTCTGCTGGTGTAACTGCTTTTGCTTTTCATAACCTATTATCACCTCTTCAATACCTAACACCCCAAGAAATTGATAACTATTTTTGGTATGCTGATACCGATAGCTTATACATGGATAAACGTGCTCTTGATAAATTTCCAAAATACATGTTCCATAAAATGAACCTAGGGGGGTGGGATATTGAACATGAAAATATTACAAAATTTTATGCGTTTAATCATAAAAAATATTGTTTATTTGATAACGGTATTGTTGTGCGTTGCGGTGGTGTTTCAAAATCTCTTATTAAAGAATGGATAAAACATTCACATGATGACTTTGATTTTTTTGTAAAATGTTATTTTTCAGATGGTACCATCGTACCTGCGACACGTTCCATTAGAAACGAATATAACACGATTTCAATTTATAACACTTGTGCCAAACTTGAAAAGGGATACCCCTACTTTGATAGATATATATTGCAAAATGAAAAAGAACTTGATAAAATAAAATCAAGAATAAGGGAAGAAATTGCTAACCAGTCATCAAATGAACTTTTATACGTTGAAACACCGTATGGCGCTATTGGAACAAACGACGTTATTCCAAATCAGGAAATTCCAGAAAATAATAACATTCGTGAACTAATCGAAGAATATAACAAATTTAAAAGACATAACCAAAAGGACTTATTCTAAGAACAAGTCCTTTTTCTCGTATAATAAATTTGTTGTAAAGTCACACCATTCCAAATTATACCAGGCGTTATTAGTCTTGTCATGGTCTAAGTGGTGAACCGTATTATAATTGTTAGGGTTAGGTATATACGTTTCTGCCACTAATCTATAGACGTAAACTGTTTTAACATATCCGTTATTACATAGATTAACCCTTTCACGGCCACCCTTATCTTTTCTAGCTTTTAAAATTTTACCAGTTTTCTTATTTTTAACAAGTCCACCGTTTTGGATAAGATAATTAGTAAAGTATGGGTGTTCTTTCCATTCAATAAATACAGCTTTCAAAACGCTTGACATCTTTCTCACTGATATTTAATTCAGGTAACCCAAACTTGTCTTTCAAAGCTAAAACCGTTTTAATGTCTGCAATGTCTAGACGTTTACCATTTAAACACGCACGATATCCGTAATTAGTATCAAAATAAAGGCAATCGTAAGGATAGCTCTTATCTTCCATATTAAAATTAATATCACTCATCTTGTTTCTTCTCCTTAATCATTTTTAAAATTTCAGGGTCTACAGTCTTAACTGTTTCTTCCTTAACTGTTTCTTTTGTTTCAACCTGGTCATTATCTAGCATGTTCTTAATCTTGTCAGGTACTGGTATGAATGCGCTAGCATTTTCAAGAATTGAAACAATTTCCATGATTAAATAGTAACCAACAATGTAAGAAGTCAAATCGGTTCCAAGATAAGCGCTTAAAATAATGGAAACAACAACAACACACCAGATTGAAACTTTTGCCAATGCGCCATGTTTCATTTTTTTACTTGACACGTTCTTTTGGTCGTAAGCTTTAATAAAACCCGTAACGATATCCAAAATGTTACACGCCACTAGATACTGCATAAATGTAGTCATAAGTATAGTCCTCCTTTCTCATAATATTATACCATAAAAAACTAAAATATAAAAGACGTGTATAACACGTCTATATTTTTAGTCCCACCAAACAACACCACTAATAGCATTCAGGAAAGCATCTCTAGGATATGTAATTCTAGCAACGTGTCTATTTGGGATAGGTGAATTAGCTAGATAAGCATTTTGTTCAATTGTTGTTACTGTTGTATCTGTGAAACTTTCAATAACACCAGTATGACCCCATGAGATTGTTTGAAGATAGGCTGTACCTCCACCGTCAATAGTCCCGCTTGGTCCTCTGTAATTACTTGCTACGTTAAAAATCATACCTTTTTTCAAATCACTGGCAGGCATTGCTACACCTGTATAATCTTTAGTATGTGCCCCTGCCTCACCCCAATTATAGGCATTATGGAGTTGTGATGCATACATGGTTCCTGCACCTGATAACATTTTAAATCTGTCACTATAACATGATGCACATGTGTATCCGCTCATCAATCCAGCAAAGTAACCAGACAAGGCAAAACATTGACTTTCAGCATTACCACTAGCAAAGTCCGCCCCTGGTGTACCGCTACCAATAAAGCCAGCAATGTCAGATAGAGCTTTTGTAATTCGGTCTGATGCTGGTTTGTTTTGGTGATCTACATCTGACTGAGATGGTGAAGATCCACCCGAACCTGTCTGACCTGATGGTTTGACGGTGTCTTTTAAGATAGATGTAATAGCGTCCTCAAGGATTTTTTTAACCTCGTCAAGTGCCTCATCAGATAAACGAACACGCCATAAATTCATATTTTTTGTTAATTTAACAACTTTATTAAACATATATTGCTCAGATGCTGTATATACATTTTGATTAAACATGTCTTTTAACGTGTCAAACATTTTATTCAAAGCTTCCAGCATTGCTTTTCGTTTTGCTGAATTATCAACTTTGTCCTCTTTTGGTTTTGTTGGGTTTTGTGGTGATGCTACACCATCGTTTCCACCACCTCCTGAAAACGGGTCAACTCCAGCATCTTTAATGGTTTTAATCATTAAATCATAAGGATTGCCAAAATATACTGCTGGAGCGCTCGATCCTTGGTGTTGTAAACACCAATCCTCAGCAAACACCCAAGCATTTCCCGCCATAGTAGACGGCATCATTATAGATCCTATTGTTCCCTTACCAGCATTATTATAAGCGTTTTGACAATCATTGATATTTTCCTGAGGAGGTGTGCCTCTTACTTCAGGGGCTGTCATCGCTACTGGATAACCGTTATATCCGTTGTCAATTTTACGACAATATTCAAGGTCTGAAATTAAACACTCCATACCTGTTGACCCCTGGTCAGTGGCATAGTGGTTGATCCAGTTACCAGCACCACCACCCTCAGTTACAGTGTAAAATAGGAAAAAAGCAGCCTCTCCCTGATATTCTTTAATTTTAGGGATATAAGTGCTAAGTAGATTTTGTTTATTTACACCATATGAATTGATAACAGGTCTTGCACCAGGTTGACCCATGAACCAATCGGCAAGTGCCTCATCACTCAATCCAAAATTGTTTGAAGTTTTGTTTTTGAAAAAATTAATATATTGTTCAGTTGAATAAGTTTTATATGATGGCATTTTATTTCCTTTCTATGCAATAACATTATTATCAGCCATATCACTACGTTTTGATAAGTCATTATAATTGTGCCACAATCTTACACCACCCTCAAAAAGTGTTTTAAGCTGGTCAAATAATTCTCGGTCAATGTCATTTATCCAGTAGTTACCCTTAAATTGTACCCAATTGGCTTTACTCATTGAATTCACGTTATAAATTTGATTGTCGTGTGGCATTGCTTCATGACCAAAAGCACCATAATATCTGCGAAGACTGTTTAATTCTTCATAATTAATCGTTGAAACTTTCAACCAAATACCATAGTCGCCTGTTTTATCCAGTACGCTGTTAGTATAACCACCCTCACTAACTGTTGGTGGTGAGATCTTCCACTGATTCATCTGTGCCTTTTGATTGCGATAATATTCATATTCATCAGCAAACAAACCTGCTCCTTTGGCTGGTGCGCTAGCAAGTCCACCACTAAACACGTTTGAATAAACAGAAACAGCGTTGAATAGTCTATCTTTAACAGAATTATTAGGGTTAGTCATCTCTTGAATACGTCCTGAAATTGTTTTAGAATTTTCAAGTTGACGAGAATAAGCAGTGTTAGCTTTGTTTAAAATATAGTTATTAATCATCACGGGAACATTATCGAATGTTGTGATGCTCATTTGATTATCACGATAAAATCCGTGATTTGATTCATTTGTTTCACGTTGTCCGTATTCCAATGAATAAATGTCAATTTCATTGAAAGCACCTAAGACTGATGATGCGTATATCGTGTTACCGTCTTTGATTTTACCTGTTTCAAAGTTTAATTGATTACCACGATAGTCAGTTAGATAAATATTAATAACTTGATCACGTACCAAATAATCTTCAAAATCTTTTAATCCTAAAACCTCTTTGATTTTTGATTTTGTTAAATTAAAAGGCATTGTTAAGATATTTGAATTATTGCCACCGTCCAAAACATATAATTTTGTTCCTTTACAGTCTTGTGTGTTTAATCCTGATAAATTAAAGAACATTTTAGGAACCTTTACAATTGTTTTGAAATTTTGTGTTATCCAGGGATATGCTGATAACGTTCTAAGCAAGCTATCAAGATCAGCACTTGATACTAGATATAGGTTAACAGCTGATGTTATTCCGTCATATGTTCCGCCTGTTGCCGTTTGCATTTTGGGCTTATCTTCAGTCCCGAATTCGCCATCTAATTCAACAGCGCTTTGAATGATATACATAAAATCATTAAATTGTACACCGTCTTTATTATTGTTTGAAAATTGTGAGGGGTTAATAAACATCATTGTTGAAGTTGGTAAAATGTCGTTACATGTTCTCAGGTATTCCTCACGTCCTCTTAATCGTTGCAACGGTAAATGCTGTCTGATAACCTCAACATTTTGAAGATTTTCCAATACACTTCCTTGGGTGTAAGTCATAACAACATCAATAACCAAGTCAAGTTGTGTTGTTTTATCATTCATATAAGTCGTTTTAACAATAAAAGCATAGTATGCTTTTCCGTCCCAACCATCAATAAAACGGCAATAATTAAAACCTTGTAAGCTTTCCATTTCCATAGGAACGTTAACAGTTCCACGGTCATAACGATAATTGAAACGATTAGGAAATTCAATGGTGTTATTTCCAGTAAAATAACTATCAAACCATTTATCACGCTCACTATTTGAATTAAAATGCAAAGTATTTTGCATATCGGTGAAATTAGTGTTTTTATATAACGAAAATTGTGATAATTTCATATGCTCTCCTTTCTATAGTATATTATAACACAAAAACACCCGTATTTAAACGGGTGTTATTATTTAGATGATGTCACTAAAAGTGATAACATAGTTTTGTGTTGTGTTATTTGTTGTTGATACTGTCAAAGTATACCCTGATAATGTGAATACACAACCGCTAATGCGTACCGTGTTATTATCACCGTAAGCATTCATAATGTTTGTGAATTTAGTAGTGTCCTGTGTGTTAAGTGTGAAGTTAACAGAAGGTACACCTTTTAAAATTTTAACAATGAAGTTAAATTCATCTTCAGATGTTGAAACACTTGTATTTGCTGACACACTTTTAACATGTGTTTTGAGTAAGCCAAAACCTGGAACACTATACTTTTGATTTAGCGTGTAAAGTTGACGTAAACCATTACCAGACACACCTATTGAAGTGTTGTTAGTGATTGTGTTTTGTTTTTGACTAAGTAAGGTATCGATAGCAGACTTATCAGAAACTTGCTCAATCCATTGACTCCAAATAGTACCGTTATAATAACGCTTGTATTTCTTATAAACATTATTGTCAATTGTTGTTGCCTCTTGAAATGCTCCTGATGCATCTTTAAATGAATGAACAAAATACCAATAATCACTTGGTGCGTTCACCGCCTTCCAAGTTTTAACATTTCCATTTTCTAAATTGTTTAAGTCAAATCCGTCTGGCACTCTAGTGTATTCAATACCTAATTTTGTTGTATTTCCTGAAGTTGTTTTACTAATACCATAATTGGTTAGTAAGTTATCATGTTCCAAAACTTTTTGAGGGTTTGTGTCTACTTTTGTTGTTGCACTTGTTCCGTTTGCACCTTTTTGGAGTGTTACTGTGTTTCGTGTACTTTCAAGCGACTGCTCTTTTTGAGTATCATGTTTAGGGTGAATAGTTACAGTGTTAGTTGTTTCGTCTTTAGTTACTGTAATTAAGTCACTATTATCTGATACAACTGTTTTTAAGTTATCAGTTAAATTATAATAACTTTCAACTTTTCCTTTTTTCGTGTGAACATATGTATTTTGACCGTCTGAAATTAAATCGTTAACGTTAGTTAGTGACTTATCAAAGCTTTCAATGTCATCAACACCTGTCACACCACGTACAAATTTTTTTGCCATAATATTTTTTTTCCTTTCTGTGTTTATTATATCATAATTATTGTGATTCTGGAATATTCAAAGGGTGGTTTAAATTTCCATTATTAAATTCATCAGAAAAATATAATTTACCCTCGTGTTCAATGATTGTAATACCGTTGTTTTCTTGTTTTACTTCTTCAAGTGTCATATAAGCTCCTTTCTTATGCTATGCGATTGTTTGTACAGGGTCACAATTTGCTAAGTCTTCAGGGTCTCCGTTTGCTTTGTATTTAGGTAAATACTCTTTACCGTTGTCATCAAGCCAAGTGATAACTGTGTAAACCTCTTCAGTGACTGGTTTAACAATGTCGCCAGGTGTTGGAATTGATTTCAAACTTTTAGACCAAACAGAAAACACTCCATCAGTACCATAATCCAAACGTAATACCCAAGGATACATTAGATGGTTTGTAGGGTCGTGAAAATAATTTTGATAGTATCGGAAAGCGTATCTATTAATCTGTGCTCTAAGATTGTTTGAAATTTTTCCGCCATAATTTCCTTGAATTTCAGTTTTTGTGAAGTCCCCCAACTTAGACCAGTCAGCAGGATTAATGGTTGCACCGTTTGTTGTAAGCCCACTAAAGTCAAAACCAATACGTTCAATACGTGTAATACGTCCATTTATTCGTTGTGTAAATGAATTGTATAGACAATCAAATCGGTCTTTACCGTTAACAATGTTTGTTGTTTTTACATTGGTGTGGCTGTAACCAGTAGTTGAAACAGCCCCAACAAGTGTGCTTGCCATTGTAGCAATATTTTTCACGTTTAGTGTTTCTGCTTCCAGAACCTTTACTTTTTGATTCCATGTATCAATTTCAGCTGAAATACCATCAATAGCATCTAAACGTTTTTGGATATTTGCAATGATAAGCATCAAACCTGAGTCAGCTTGTTCATAGTCTTTGCGGTTAGCTTCAATAATCTTGCGTAATTCTTCAAGCTGTTCTTTAGTAGCCCAGCCACCCCCGTCAAGTAAGTCAACACGAGTCTTTAAAGAGTTAAAGTCATTTAAGTGACTGTTGAATGAATTTTGTAACGTTTTAAAGTTTGTTTCAAGAGCAGTGACACGGTTTTTTAAGTCATCAATGTTTGCTGTTTCAACGAATAAGCCGTCCGAGTTAGCAACTAACTTGTTACCAGTAGCTTTTGAAATTTTAACGTTAGCTTTCAAAACAATGTCATTTACACCCTCAACCAGCCACGATGTTTTTTTGATTAATTCAATTGTTTGCGTGTCTTCAGTGTTAACGTCTCTCTTTGCTAATTCGTTTACAAAATCAACAATAGACTTAATAAGTTCATTAAAATTTGATAGATAATCGTAATATGATGGTGCGTTAGTATTGTAGTCACGTCTATCATCATACCACGGTTGCCAGTGACCCTCAAGTGATAATGGTAGGTGAGGTGCGTTATATGGTTTATTTTCATCAAAGTTAATATTTTCCATTTGTTTTCCTTTCTTAATTATAAAATTTGTGAGAATAAAATTTTATCTAAGTCGTTAAATAGGTCATTATGAAACGTATATAGTTCTCTCATTCGCCCAACTTCATAAGTTTCTTGTTTGCTAAAATCGATACTATCAACGTCTGATGTATTAGTTGCCCTAGATTTTGAATGCGCTGTAGTGTCTGCGTAGTCATAGGTTTCTTTGTCCAGTGATAAATCAGTATTATCTTGTGGTAAGGTAACCGCTAGATTATTATCACGGGTTACCGTTGAACCTGTTGAAGTTGATGCTGAATTACCATAAGTATATACTTTATTATTTAAGTATTTCTTACCATTGATATAATAATCATTTATAACGTCTTTAATCCCACGAATAAAGCTAGCTAAGCGCCAGTTAAATGTTTCATATGTTTGAAATTTAATAGTACGTGTTAAGAATTTGGCTAAAAATTCACTTTCAAATTCATCTCGGACTTGCTCGTCTAAAAAATCAAGACCATAGAAAATTGTATTTCTGCAAACTGATTTTACTTCATTATCATACTGTAACACTTTGTGCGTGAATTGTAGTTCAGGATTATAGTATATAATTTCATTACCCCTTAAGAAGTCGCTATAAACATTATTATAGGTTGTGTAAATAACATCGTATAAACGTGTCGTTGTCTTCATTAAATACCCCCGTCTAAAATTTGTACTTTTTCAAGGCTTGAAAGTTCGCTAGCTATTTCATCTCTAAAGCTTGCTTTTAATTCTGTTTTGAATTTATCATTGTAATGTTTTAGCTTTTCATTTCTAGCTTGTAAATAAATACCAGCGTTAGCTTTTTGGTATGCTTTGTTGCTTTCAGCCTCGGACTGTGAAACACCGCTTTCTTTGTCAACGGCTAGGGAAGTAAGACCCAAAATGTTATTAAGTTCAGCAATATTATTTTGGTATTCTCGTTTTAGCTCAGGTAAAGCACTGATGATACCTTGACCCTCGTTGATGCTTAAAATGCTTTCATCAGGGTCAAAGAATTTTGTTGTTTTAATATATGGAGCGCCATTATATAAATCTTGTGTGATTTGCTCTACGTCCTCATCATTTGACTCCCCTCTGATAACAGTAGAGATTTTAGCTTGCATATAAATGCTAAATCTTGACATGGCAATCTCTGCAATACGTTCGCTATATGTTTCAATAATATTGAAGTCGTTAGTTAGTTGGATTGGTTTGTTCCATAATACAATAAAATTACCTGTTTCATAGCCGTCATGGTAAGTGATTTCTTTATAAAATTTTTCTTTAATTTTATTTGATATAAAGAAATTAATATCGTTACCTGTAAGTGGTCTTGTGCCATAAGTTTGAATATTTGATAGGGTGTTAGATTGGTTTACTGTTCCTAAAATCATTGTACCCTTTTTAGTTTGTCCAATTGCAACACCGTAACCCTGTCTAAGCCATACTTCAAGTTGAATTGGGTCAATCAAAACATTTTTATCGTTTAAACCCTCGTATGAAATTACCGATGGTAGAAATTCGATATAACGATTTTTAAAGAATTTGAAAAAGTTATTTCTTTGTGAGATAACTCTCATTTTGACTTTTTCGGATAAGGTTTGCTCGATATTTGAATAAAAGTGACTCATGTTACTCCTTTCTTAAATAAAATAAAAGCATGGGCGAACCCATGCATTTTGGCTATTCGCCTTGAATAACGACTTTGTTGTAAAATGGTGAGATTGCTTTGAATGAGTAGTAGTGGATCCAGTAAGTGATTTCATCAAATTCACCATTGTAAAATGGTTGTTTAAGCATTCCTTTTGTGTAGCGTTTGTAACGAATGGCACGGGCATCAAGAACCATTGCAAACAAGTCTGATGTTGGTTTAATTTCTTCAATGTTTGACTTGATAACGTCCGAAACGTCATAAGTGAATACATACCCTTTAGGAATTGTATCACCGACTTGCACTTGATAGTCTCCGAAAAGTTGTAGTTTGTTCAAAATAGGTTGTGTTACTGTAATATCTGCTGTTGTGCGGTAAGCCCCGCCCAAGTCGTCAAAAGAAATAATAATTTTAGACAAGTCAATTCCTTCTGCGTGGAAAGTGTTAGCCAGAAACGTATTCAAAAGATAGCGTTTTACCTTGTCAGTAGTGATAATAATCATGTCAGATAGTTTACTGTTAGTAGTGAAACGACCAAGTGCGCCACCTGATGCAGTAGAGGCCTCATTATGTTTTGCGCTGTTATTTTGTAGGTTCAAAATTGCCTCTGAAAGTGTTTCAAACAATTCTTCCATGCTTGTTACGGTGCGTTTGTCTGCTACGTGATTAATACCATAATCAACTAACATGGCTTTAACCTCTGCCTCTTCGGCTACGTTGATGTCAGTGATTTTTTTGCGATATACAGAAACGGCATAAGTGATAGCGTCACCGATTGTAAGAAAGTTTAGACGTGTATCGTTGTTGTTTAGTGTGAATTTTAGTTTCTTAAGAATACCTTGACCATAAAGTTTTGTAGCCATTTTAGGATAGTTACGCTTAAGCATAAGTTCGGCATTCTTAGATAAGTCAAGTTCAATAGGTACACTGTCCAAAATAACATATTCTTCAGAATATTGACCGATAAAATCAACTTCTTTGGCTAGCCAGTTGAAACGGTTTCCAAGGATTGACTCAATAATAAGTGTCTCATTAAGTTTAGGGAAAAGGTATTTATTCACATATGTTTCAAATTCTTTGCCTTGATTGTCCCAATTTGTTCCAAAAGTCCAAGCGTGACCAGTTTCACCGTTGTGGGTGATAAGTGAGGCTTGGACTGCTTGTGATAGTGCATCAGCCATTAGTTAGTACCTCCGATGTTCCATAGTTTTGATTCATAGGAATCTCGTCCCTGAGCTGTGATTGACATTGATTCGTTTAATTCATTGGCTTTTGATAGTTTTTCATAACCAAAGTCACCGCCTGAATTAAATGTCTTTGATGTTCCTTCGATTGGTTCCATTTTTATTTTTCCTTTCTTTATTTTATGCGAGTAGCTCGTCGAGATATTGTTGTGATTCAAGGTCTGATAATTCAACTTGCAATTTTTGAGCATCTTCCAATGCGTGTTGGTATGTTGTAAATTGTTCAAACATTAATTTATCAAGTTTAGCTACTTTCTCAGTGTCTTTTTCATCTACGATTGTTTTTGCTTTCATCACTTTAAGATATTCGCTATAAGCGTTTGTTTGAGTGATTTGCGCTTGTGTTAATAGTACACGTTTTTGAGATAGTTCATCATCTAGTGAAGTAGTAGTAGTAGTAGTTTGTTCCGCCATTTTTTATTTTTCCTTTCTGTTAAGAGTTTAGAAGTTTTTCAATTTCGTCAGCTGATTCCACTTTAGATTCTTTTTCTTTTGGTTTTTCCTCTTTTGGTTGTTCATCGTCTTTTTTTTCTGTTGTAGATTGTTCAACAACTGAAAGACGTGCCATGATTTCATCTAAAGCTGATTTTAGTTCGTCTTTTGAATTGATTTCCATTTTTAAAAACTCCTTTCTAAAAACATAAAATGTAGCACAATATAATTAATCATACTATCATGTGTTACTTAATTATGTTTTAATATTGTACTAATTTTATAATCTAATTATAATAAAAAAAGAACCTAAAGTCAATAGGTTCAGTGGTTAATAATTTTAAGTGTATACTTTTCGCACTTCATACATTTATATATATTTTTATCTTTTATTTTAAAAATCTCATATACTTTACAAACAGGGCAATAGTGTTGTGTTAATATGTTTTATTCCTCCTTATCCAATAAAATAAAATAAGTTGATATAATTAAGCTAATTGCGAAGAATTGGTAAACTGGTGAAGATGCTGCGATGCAAGCCATAGCGAAAGCTAGTCCGAATAGAGTTAGTGTTAACATGTTTTTGCTCCTTATTTGATTAGTGATATTTTGATATTATCTATATGACAGTGTTTGCCTAGATTGTTAACAGTCATCATACAAGTTTCAAAGTACATGAATTGAGCCTTGACTTTTTCAACACCGTCATTTGTTAATAGGTCATATGTTAGTTGCCATGTTTTATTTTGCATCTTTCCACTCCTTAAATGTTGATAAAGCTCCGAAAACTACTTTATTATTTAGGTTTACTCTATAAGTACCATTTTCAAATAGTAGTTCCATATACATATCTAGCAATTCATCAGGACAAGTGATTACATATGTGTGAATGTCGTTTGGCATATTATATTGTAGTTCATTCATGTTGTTACCAACTTTCTTTATTTCTTATTTACATATATATTATAGCAAGAGTAGGAAACATAGTCAACATGAAAATGTTTTCAGAAAACACTTACATAGATATTTATTTATTAGTTATATGAAAGCTTGTTTTCATTGGTGATACATATTAGTTGTAATAAGTCAAGTTGAAAATGTTTTCAGAAAGTGGTTACATTTTATTTGGTGTGCTTGGCACTCAAGTGAGAGAAGTGCTAAGGAGGGGGGGTGAGGCGAAAAAAAAAAAACGTTATACCAATATTGAATTA